ACCGTTACTCCGTTGCAGTTGATTAAAGCGAACCTTCCAACCGATCCGACTGTATTATCATCGCCAATTATTAGCCCTTGTTTAGTTTCTATGGCTACGTTGTTGTTTCTACCTATGTCGATTATTCCCGGATTATAAAAGTCTCCTGCAAAGCCGTGCGAAGGCTCTCCACCAATGGTATTTGAACCACCAAACGCGGCAACCGTTACAATCGCGTCGCCTTGTATAACATCGTCGTTAATGAATTTGCACGGCGTTAAACCATCGCCACCGGCTTTATATCCATCCACGCTAAGAAGTCTAAACGTTTGACCTTTGAAAGCGTAGCGCTTACGAAAATCTAAATTGATAACGTCGGATAGATTCAGTTTGATTATAGCTTCAACCGTTCTTGAATTGCGGCTTGTTAACTGGTTGATTTTTCCTGAATAATACGCTGTATAAACAGTGTTATTGGTGACGATTATGCTGCCAGGTAAAGCGTAATAAACCGCTTGTGGGATGCCAAAGTTCAAATCAAACGTAGGGCTGTCTACATTGTCCATCGTGCCGGCATAAGCGTAATAATCAAAGCTTAGTGAAGTACCTGCAAAGTTGACCACATAGTTTTGAGCGGTGGGAACTTCGGGTCGATAAATCAAAATGCGAAGTCCCGGCGAAGGCTTGAAAGTGGTAGTTCCTTCATACGCTGAAATATGGTAACGGTCGGTATTAGCGCCGCGTGTGGTGATGCTTGATATAAACTTAACATCTACCTTCTTTTGGTCTTTAGTGAACTGGTTTTCGGTTTGCTTTTCGCGAAATGCGAACGCCCTGCCGTATGTCGATTTATGCAGCTTGTTTATGTAGTCGTTACCATCTGCATAGCTAAACAGATAGCTTCGCGCTGTGGACATACTTAAAGGCTTAGATTTAAGCGGCGCACCTTCGTGTAGCTTATCGCTCCAGTCTACTATATCATCCGTGTAAAAATCGTCGTATGGCTCAATGATTATTTTGGTTTCGTCTAACGGATCGGGAAGCAATACCAAGTTAAACAACCTCACTATATCGGTTATAAACTCGCCGCATTTGTATTCTTCGGGAAGTCCCCATTTAGCTCGGTAATTATCGCCGTAAACCCTTGCCCCTGTCGGAGGGTAGAAGGTCACTTCACTACCGATGGAAAGCTGAAAGTCGAAAGCTGTTGTGCTTGGTGGTAAACTTGGGTCTAATGCGCTTGGAGTCGCAATAATGCTACCAATGAACAAGTAATACTCATCATTAACCTGTGCGCCTGAAAGTGGGAGCGAGATATTAAAGTCTGTTTGATTGGTCGGGTCAATGCCTAATTTTAAAGTATACGGAGTACCACTAACAAAACTAACGCCTTCATCGTTTGGCGTACCTACTGGCCTTAATTCCGCTACCGTTCCCATGTCAGTCCACGTGCTCGACCGCTTACGCGCAAGTCTTACCCTTGCAACTACATCTCCCCATGTTCGGGTAGTTAACGCCGTAACGGTGCAATTTTTAAACCTTACAAATGCCTGTGGATTTAGGAAGCTAACAATAAACGCTCCCGTCGTGCTGTCGTAGTCGTTAAACGGGTCTTGAATTTCGTTGTTGAAAATTAGCTTGGTGCTACCGCTTGGTGATGCGTTTGGCGTTATTGTTTGCGCTGTGGTTGTTCTGCTTGCTTGGATAACCTTACCGCTGGCATCTGCTTGCTCCAACGATTCAAATTTTCCGGCATAAGGCATGATGAAGGATTTGAACCGGTCGCTATTGATAAAGTTGGATTGATAGCTAAAGCCTGCAAGTTCAAACGTCCTGTCCCAAATCTCTTTGATAAATATCGCTGGGTAAAAGTCGCCTAACTCCCACGTTTGAGGGCTTGACTGTTTAGCCTTATAATCAATCATCGGGTAAACGTAGCCGCTGCCCATTGTTACATTACCGCTTTCCCACGTGCTTAAAATGCCGCTATCAAAAACGTGATCAAGGTCATTCCAATCTAAATCCCTTAGCTTGGTATTTTCAACCTTAGTAAGCAGGTTAACCGATTGGCCGAAACACGCTAAATCGTATTCGATAGGGCCGTAAAGGTCGGAGCGTACTTCTATAAGCTGGGCAAAGCCTTGGAAGAATGGCATCCCGTTAATTGCTATCAATGCCTCGCTTCGCTTATTCGGGTCAAAGTTGGTACCTGCCAAATAAACCCGTAAATCATAGATGTGACTGAATAGCTGGTTAACGGTTGGCGTACTTGGTACGGTTATCGTTTTTGACCATTCACGGGTTAAGTTGTTGACCTGACTATCAATGTCGATTGCCTTAGTAACTTCAACCTCTGTTCCATCCTTAACGGCGATGCGGCTGTATTCCGTCGCTCCGTCGGGCTTAATCCATAATTCAACTGTCATATCTCAATAATTGGTCGTCTAACTCTACTTCAATTTCTGCATAAAATAGGCCGTCTTTCTCTCTGTATTTCCGCTCCATGCTGCCAGTGACTACCTTAACGGGGCTTAACGCCTCTGTAAGCGTTCCAGTTGCTCCTATTTCTTCATCGTATAGATAAACCTCCGTGCTTATCATGATGCCCATAAAAGCCTGCATTTGCTCATCATTCATCCAATCTGTTGTAAGCTTTCGCGTGCGCTTACGCATGATTCGGGAAGCGTTGGCGATACCTGCATCAATGGAACTGTAAGCGATTGTATTGCCTACCCTTTGCCCTTTAGCTGTGGTGTAATAACTTCTTTCAGCCGTGTCGGTTGTAACATCACCAAACCTGCAAAGCACTAACGGCTCATAGCCTCCCCATTGATTTTTGAAGGTAAGACCGTAACGACCGAAGCGTGTGCATGGGTTTAGTGGGACGATTTGAACGCTTGTTATTTCTGCATCATCGTTTTCAATAACATATATTAAATTTTGGGTTATATTTTGAGGGTTAAATTGCCACGTAAAAACGCCAATGCCTCTTTGCGTTGGTGCAAAAGTATCTAACGGCGCCCCTTCTGGATCTACTGTTAAATCATAAACACTGTTGTCCACATAATCAATAAAAGTACTAACAATATTATGCGTAAATCCTGTATAAATGTAAGCCTTAGTTGTTGGTATTAAGAATTCGTCAATATTAAGCGATGTGCTTAACCAATCTTCCCAATCCTCGCACGCATCAACGGTGTAATATAAATTACTTGTGGTGCTGCTTTGCTCAACAGTTACGCCGCCGCTTGTGAATAGTTCACTAAGTATTAGCCTAAAGTTGCCATTGTATTGCTGTGTTAAAGTATCTGTCAACTTATAAGTTGCGTAATCCCTAACAATCGGTGCAATATCAAATTTAAAGTATTGTGAGCCTAATGCTGGAAAGCGCAAATCTGCACGCTGAACGCCGTTGACAAATACTTTCGCACGTAGTTTAAAGTTAGTCCTGCTAACCTCTGTGGATTGGATAAGGCAGTCAATCGGATTGCCTAAATTGGGATATTGCTTATTGGCTATTTGCCTAATTGTTATTGCCATCTTTAATCTGTTTTGTGGTCACTCTAATATGTGTTTCTTTAATTTCCTGCTTTAGTTCATCCACCTGTTTAGCGTTAAAAACGTCGGAAATAAACTCCGTTGCTCTGATACCTTTCTTAGCGATTGAAGCAGAAAACACTCTACCTAATGCGGCGTTTTCAGTTTTGGCGTTGCTTCCTGCTGTAACCAATCCTTTGTTTGCTATCCAACCGCCTGCGCCTGTAAGCACGCTAACGGGTATTCTTCGCTTCTTAAATTGAAAGGGCGAATCTTGGGGGGCTTTCTCGTTTGCCCAACCTTTTACGCCTTTGTCAATGAATTTCCAGTAATCTTCGCCAACAAGGTCAAGTTCAACAACAGTCTGACTAACTATCGTATCGACCGGTCTAATCGATGCGGAAAGCCTGCCCGATGCGTTTCGCCTATCTTCTGCAAGTGCTTTCTTTGAAAGGTCAACTTTGCGCTGGTAGTGCTTCTTTAGCGTTTTAGCCAGTTCGTTTATGAGCATACCTATTAACGAAAAAAGCGGCTATTTGGCAGCCGCTTTGTCAGACAAATAACTAATGTAGGTCAGCCATTCATCGAGGGGTAAGGATAAGTAAAAATCAAACTTGGTTCTGTCACCGTTGGCCGCGTTGTAAAGCGTGTCGTAACTTCCCCAACGTTTGCGAAATGCAATTTTCTTTTCGTTGGTCTCTATACTTCGCTCGCTTCCTTCAAAATATGATCCAACAAATCTTGCAAGCTGGTCAAAAAAAAAGCGGACACGCCTAATGCGGTCGTGCATGGCATAGTCAACGCGGCCTCTGAATAGGCTTCGTTCGTGTATGGCAGTTGTTCGCAAATCAGGAAGCAGGCAATTAGGTTGTGATAGATGCCTAATACTTTGTCATTATCTACGTTTCCTTCTTCATCCTCACAACTTTTCATTAACTCCACGAAGTCCAAGTATTTGCGCGTCTCCATTTGATTGATTAGTGGAAGCACTTTAAACACATTGCCGTTATACTCAAAGTTGGGCAAATGCTTACTAGGTAATGGCTCCATGTTAAGAAATACGTACTTAGCTTGGTACTCCTTAATGTTGGCCATCGTTAGTCTATCAATCTCATCCGGCGTTAGATTGTCAAAAATCATAGCCTCTTGGATAGCCCTTTGGATAGGGTCTTCAATTTTGGCAATATCCGAATACTGGATAAACTGCCCTAATGTGATGTTGTCCCAAGTCATAGCTGCTTAAATAGAATTACTAAACATGGATTTCCAAAAGCGTCCTTCACTTCGCGGTGTTCGAGAATCTGCCAGTTAAATTCTTTAGCCCATCCGTTAACAGCGTCCATCGTGAAACGGTTGCAGTCCACCGGAAAAGCATGGTAAGGAAACCCAAACGTTGGGAAGCTTAACAAGATGTGGCCGCCGTCCTTACAAAACATGGAGATTGTTTGCAAAGCCTTCCAAAATATCGGCACGTGCTCCAATGTCTCACAACTTACAACAACGTCGTAACCCCAAAAGCTGCGAAGGCTTAAAGATTCCAACTCTCTTTTAATCTGCACAGCGTCCGTCACGTCTCCAACAATATCAACGCATGGCCCAGATTCAATATCAACGCCAATGTATTCGTATTCGGGAAAGTTAACGCGCTGCGTGCCGTTTACGTTGTAGCTTCCAAATTCAAGCAAACGCCCCTTTGTTGGGACGTTGTGCGCGGCTATCATTTCCTTTGTAGCCTGTAAAATTTCGGGGGTCATATTATCAATTTTGATGCTCTGTAAAATGCGGCGTAGTTTGGCCAATCGTTTAGGTTAGGGCTTTCTAATTCGGCGTGTGTCATGCCTATCCACCTTTCAGCAAAAAATCTATCTGCTGTTAAATCAACCTCGGGAAGCGTTTTAAGAAAGTCTACACGCGCTATCCAAAAGTTACCGCCGAAAAAATCGTAATCGCCAAAGTCAGGGACTAACTTTTTGAAGTGATTAGATTGAAGCAGGAAACCACCAACCGCCGTTTTTGGTTTGTAGCCTGACTGAATCAACCTTAAACAAATATCTTGCATGGATTCGCGCCAATGTGTTGTAAATACCTGCTCACTTTCCGGTCTTGACACGCCTTTAGTGTGGGCGTAGAAAATCAATTCATCGTCTGCATAGTTGCTTAGATCCGACTGCATCAACTTTAAAGTTGACATTTCAAACCCAGGCTGGCCTTCCTCTTGGTAGTTAATATTCACATAGTCCAAGTATGGCTCGAAAATATCCATATGCTTTTGAGTGATTAACTCGCTTAGCGTTTCCCTGCCATTCGGGGCGTATCGGTGGTAATAGTGTATCATGCTCTTCGTACTGCGTATTGTGTGGGTTTGTTTAGTTTCTCAACAAGCAAATAGCCTGCTGCGTCTATTGCGTGGTTGTTAAAATCTACTGGTTCGTTTAGGATATTCCCGGCTCTGTCCGTTCTGTATTTGTACGTCTCAAATTCCTTGCTTATGTAATCGCTGCAAGTTACTACCTGATATTGCTTGATTAAGTCAATACGGTAGTTAATATCCTTCTTGCCAGCACCCTTAATACCTCGGTAGCCCATGCGGTAAATATCCTCAATGCTTTTCGGTTCGCTGCTGTCAGCAACTATCAAAGCGCTTTTGTCGATGCCGCTGGCTTGCAAGCGGTCAAATATATCTTTATTGGTTAACCCTCTCTCGTAGATTATGCCCTGCAAGTATATTTCACCTGATGCCATATAACAAGCAACAACAGAAGTCACATCGTTTGAAAAGCCCCAGTCTAAACCGTAACCTAACAGCTTAGCACCTTCGGGCAAATTGCCGCGCCTCCAGTTGCTGAAAACAATTCCGCGTAATTGCGTGTATTGACCGGCGCCAAAGATTAGCCAAGTATCGTAGTCCTTTAGCTTTAGCAGTTCGATTTCCCTGACTACCTGTTCTTCTAAATACGGGTTGTTTTTATACGTGCTAACGATCACCTCAACATCCCCTACTTCATGCTGTCTGACATCTTCGATAAATGTCTTAATGTAGTGGTAAGGGTTGGAAGGGTTGAAAGCCATAAATACGCGGCCTGTGGTACGAAGTAATAGTTGAGTGATATCTTCCTCTGTTAGTTCGTTGGCTTCGTCAATAAACAAGTGCTTTCGTTTGCGGCCTCGCACTTTCATTGAATCGTCAATCGAGAAAAACTCAACCGTTTTACCGTCGTAGCTGAATGTTAGGTTTGTGCTGTTTTCCTTCACCAAACCCAACCACTGTTCCTCGTGCAAAATCTCTTTGAAGTCCCTGTAAGTAGAAGCCCGTAAGGCTGGAAGGGTCTTTCTAACAATTGAGAAAAACCCTGATTTGTCTTTTTGCCAGCCTTCACCAACGTAGCCGGTAATAAGCCAAAGCGCCGCAATTTGTGCGACGCTGTAAGACTTACTACTTCGGCTGCTTCCTCTGTTTAGGACTATCTTCTTTTTGCTGTTCAAATTGTCCTCGAATACTCCTGTGCACTTCAAGCTGCCTCCTTACTTGGGTTATCGCTTCGGATATACAACTGCCGCAATTTGTGTTAAACTTGATCCTTCCGGTAGCTTCGCGCCAAACTTCCATAAAAGCATTCCATTCGTAGCCAATCGGACGTAAGTTTCCAGTTTCATCGTACCTTCTTAAAAGCTCTGTGGCCAGTTCAATGCTTTGCGTATCAACGCCGCTGTTATCATGCATATTCCGGTGTTTAAAAGGTTGTTAGGGTGAATTATTGAAGCCATTAACGAAAGCCAAAAAGCCATGCAGGTTGCGCAGCTAAACGGCTTCTTCCAGTCCATCGCTGGTGAAAGTTCTGATATTGCCACCGCAGCTGCGGCGATGATGATGCAATATTGTAAATCTATGCTAAACATTTGCTAAAAGCTTTTAATCTTAACTGATTGACTTCGTTAACATTATAGTGTTTTCTAACAGCCTCAAAGGCTATTTTTCCGCGCTCCTTAACCTCGTCAGGATTATTCATTAAGCGTATCATTTCCTTTAGGAATGCGCCGCGTTTATTGCGAACAAGTATAACGCCGTCGCCCATCTTTTCTTTTGCCAAACGGTACGGCAACACATCGGAGGCGATAATTGGAAGGCCAAAAGCCCCGGCTTCGATGCACTTTAATTCAGACTTGCAATTTTCAAAATCGCCATACACAAGCGGAGCCAATGCCACGTCGAAGCGGTTATACCCTTGAGCATAGTTAAACACGCTGGCGGCGTTTATTACGCTTAGATTGTCAGCTTTAGCCTTGTTACCCCATGAAAAGATACTAGCCGCGTAACGCCAAAAGGTGTCGTTATTAACATAGCCCTGCAGGACTAGCCGGTATTTGTCGGATAGGTCGGACCTACTGTGCAACGTCGCAATATCATCAGCCATCAAAGCTAAATCCTTCGCATGAGTAGCACCTCCGCACCATCCAAAGCGGACGCGGTTATCTGGTACTTTGTCAACCGTGAATTGTGGGTCTGTAAAGTCCACCGCATTAGAAAGGACTACACATTTCACGCCAATATCCTTTTTTATCATGTCGGCTAAGTACGGCGTGCTAACAGTTACCAAATTAGCCCGCTTAAGATTTTCTCGAATGATAGGGACGCGCGGCTTATAGTGCTTATGATTCATGTGGTACTTTGGAAGAAAATACCAATCATCCAAATCGACAATAACCTTAATACCATCCCTTTCAGCGCAATCGAAAAAATCGCGGTGGGAATGGTCACAAAGGAAACGATTGAAGATTATGGCATCATATTCCGATAAAGCACCCGGCTGCCAGTCAAGGCTATATTTTGGCGATTGTGCCACGTCCACCATGTCGGCGGCTATCATGGCGTTGAGTGGCGCGAATAACCTCCAATAGTTAACGCCGTTCATTTGTGCTTTATCAAACA